CTGGAGTTTTAAAACCAATTTCATCATTTGCTGTCATACTAAAAACTGCTAAATTTGTCGCTGTATTATCACTTATGATACTTTCGTTGTACCATTTACCATTACTAGGCAAATTGATATAAAGTTTAGGCTGACGTTGATATCGTTGAAGAGGGCTTGTTTTGTTTTCCATGGATGATTCCTATTAGGTAAATACTATAGTATATTTATTTGATCATTAACTAGGAGTATTTTGATTTGGCTGAAGAAGCAGCAGGTTTATTTGGAGATAGTTTAAAATTTCTTCAAGGTACGTTAGGAGCTACAGCAAAAACGGCTGTTGGTCTTGGCGGAGCTCTGCTTACTGGACAACAAAATTTAAGTGCATATAGTGGTGCTTTAGCAAAGAATACAGATGCCTTTGGTAAACTAGGTGGAGCAGTTGGTAAAGTTGTAGAAGGTTTATCAAAATTTGCAGAATCAAGTTTGGCTGAATATCAAGCATTAAGTGGAATTGGTGCAACATTTGGCAAAGAAATAAAAGATATAAAAGTTTCTGCTGCTGAATTAGGTTTATCAGTTGAAGAAATGACAACTTTCCTCCAAAGGAATGCAAAAGGTTTACGTGCGTTCGGCGGATCAACTGACGAAGCAATAGCAAGATTTAAAACATTAAGTAACACTATTCTTGATAGTAGAGAATTAGGAACTGAATTACGTAGATTAGGTTTTACAACTAGAGATATCAATGAAGGATTAGCACTGTATGGTGAACTTACTGATGCTAATAGCAGAAGAGATAGATTAAGTGTACAAGAACAAGCACAATCTGCAAAAAATTTAATGGTTGAACTTGACGGACTTGCAAAATTAACAGGTAAACAGAGAGAAGAACTTGCAGACGAAATGAGAGCACGTAGACGTCAAGGTGATGTTAATGCTTTCTTAATGGGCAAAAATGCCGAAGAACAAAAAGCATTTACTGCTCAACTTACTGAATTACAAGCAAAATTAGGACAAGATGCTGCTGATGCATTTGTTGACATTGCATTAAGAGGTGCTCCTACTACTGAAGGTGCTCGCAATGCTATGCTTGCAATGGGAGACGGTGCTGATGAATTGTACGCTGCTGCTGCCCAATTCAATAGAGGCGACATTGGCGGCTTCCAAGATAGTTTGAGGAATGCTAGTGCAGCCGCAGTTGATTTTCAAAACAGTGAAGAATTTAGAAATACTGCTATTTTAGGCGGAGTTACTGGAGTTTCTAGAGCATTTGCCGATGCAAGCAGTGCTGCATTTGATTATAAAAATTCTATAGACGCAACAAAAGACGGAACTATGACAGCAGCGGATGCTGAAAAAGAAATTCGTAGTCAAATTGAGCAACAGCAACTTACACAAATGGAAACTGTTACTGGTGCATTAGATAAAACAATTGATATACAAGAAAATTTACGCACTCTAACATCACAAGTAATGGAAGAAACTATTCCGCACATTGAAAATGTTGCCATTGCAGGTTTAGAAAAGATGCAAGCAGCTATGCCAAGTTCTCAAGAAATAGCAAATGGTATTACAAAAGGTGTCAATGCACTGTTCCAAGTTGCTGGACTAGAAGATAGACAAAGTATTGTTTTAAATGCACAAAATAATACAACCGCTGCTGTTAATGAAGTTGCTGAAGCTAGTAGACAAGCTGGTGCAGATATTGTTGATTCAACTACAGAAAACGCAAACAATACACAAAAAAATATAAATGATTCAATTTACAATACTCGTGAAGATATTGTAATGTCTATGGATGTTGTTGCAGAAAAAGTTGATCAAAATAAAATTGATATGCTAAAAGCAATTTATGAATCACAAGCATTTACTGAAAAGAAAATCGATGCATATAAAAATGCACAAGAATCAGGACAAAAGTTCTATGGTGGATTTGCTAAAGGTGGAAGAATACCTGCATCTGGATATGGTTTAGTTGGCGAAGCAGGTCCTGAATTTATTAGCGGTCCAGCACAAGTTATGAGTGCAAGAAATAGTATGAGTGTTATGCAAACTCTAATGAAAAGTATTAGAAATATAGATACAAATGTTCAAGACTCTGATTCTAGCTTAAAAGATCAGATAAGTAATGTTATGCAATCGCAAGTGGCTGGAAATAATGATCAAAAATTTGATACTATGATTAATTTATTGTCACAATTGGTTCAAGTTGAAAACATGGCTGTAGGAACACAAAAGAAAACAATGAGAGCTACCAAAGGCTTACAAGGTAATTTATTAAGGGGTGTATAAATGAGTTGGAAAAAATATTTTACTCCAGTTCCAACTGCGGACAACAGAAATGGTGGATATTCACCATTTAGTTTGAAAGGCAACAATGGTATTGGACCTGCTGCTGCAAACTATTCCTCACACCTTCCAGACGTGTATGTTGGATCACCTAATCGTATTGAACGTTATAATCAATACAATACAATGGACAGTGATTCAGAAGTTAATGCTGCACTAGATATTCTTGCTGAATTTTGCACACAAAAGAATAAACAAAACGATACACACTTTAATATTGATTTTAAAGGAAATCCTACCAATAGCGAAATACAAGTTATTGGACAATATTTGCAGCAGTGGTGCAAATTAAACAAGTTTGAAACACGTATGTTTAGAACTATTCGTAATGCATTCAAGTATGGCGATCAGTTCTTTATTAGAGATCCGGAGACACAAAAATTATTCCATGTCGACCCTAGTCAAGTTACAAAAATTATTGTAAACGAAAGCGACGGCAAAAGACCAGAACAATATGTTGTAAAAAATCTAAACTTTGCGTTTGAAGCATTAGAAGCAACACCACTAAACACTCAAAACAGCTACGGACCAGGTGGCACTAACGGTTATCAACAAGTCAAACAACAAGGCATGACTGGTGGTAATCATACACCAAGTGGCAACACCAGTAGATTTGCACAAGAACACGACGAAACTTATGTAGATGCTAATCACGTATTGCATTTGTCAATGAGTGAAGGACTTGATCAAAACTATCCATTTGGTAATAGTTTGCTTGAAAGTATCTTTAAAGTTTACAAGCAAAAAGAATTGCTTGAAGATGCGATTATTATCTATCGTGTCCAACGTGCGCCGGAGCGCAGAGTATTCTACGTTGATGTGGGCAACATGCCTTCACACCTTGCTATGCAATTTGTGGAGCGTGTAAAAACGGAAATACACCAAAGACGCATCCCATCCAAGACAGGTGGTGGTACAAATGTCATAGACAGTTCATATAATCCACTGTCAATCAACGAAGACTACTTCTTCCCACAAACTGCTGAAGGACGTGGATCTAAAGTTGAAACTCTACCAGGTGGTACTAACCTAGGAGAGATTGATGACTTACGATACTTTACTAATAAATTGGTACGTGGCCTACGTATCCCAAGTTCGTACCTACCAACTGGAGCAGATGACGGCGCTTCACAGTATAATGATGGACGTGTGGGCACAGCCTATATTCAAGAATTACGCTTCAACAAATATTGCGAACGTTTGCAATCCATGGTTGAAGAAGAATTCAACAAAGAGTTTAAACTATTCTTACAAAGCAAAGGTGCAAACGTAGACTTTAGTATGTTTGATTTGCGATTAACACCTCCGCAAAACTTTGCAGCATATAGACAAGCAGAACTTGATAACAACCGTATCAGCACATTCACAGGAATGGCTGCTATTCCATATATTTCAAATAGATTCGCACTAAAACGCTTCCTAGGGTTGAGCGATGAAGAGATTGCAGAAAATGAACGTCTATGGCAAGAAGAAAATGATGAGAATCTAGTCGATCTAGTAGATGACGATATGGCAGGCGAAATGCGTGGTGCAGGATTAAGCGGTGCTGACCTTGCAGGAGATTTGGGTGGTATAGAAACTGACCTAGGTGGCGATGCAGGTGGCATTGACGGCGGCACAGGCGAAGGTGTAGACACAAACACAGAAACAGATTTAGGCGGTGGCGCATTAGGCGGCGACGAAACAGCACAAACGATATAAATACTAACATGATATTAAGAGAACTATATTACTTTAACAAAGAAACAATGGAGCCAGAAGAGGATGAAACATACGATCCTCAAGCAGATACCAGTGTGGTTAAAGTTGATGACGAGCGTAAAAGTCGTTTGACTCTTAAAGATATCAATCGTGCCCGCAAGGCAAGTGACGCCCACAGAGATCAAAAAGCAAAAGATCTAAATTATATTAGACAAATGTACGGATTAGCAGCACAGGCAGCACTTGGCGGAGTTTAATGGCAAACAAAATAGCGTTTGTACTGGGTAACGGTACTAGTCGCAAAGACATTAATCATCATAAATTAAAGAATTATGGAACAGTTTACGGTTGTAATGCACTGTTTAGAGAATTTGTACCTGATCATTTAGTTTGTGTAGATAGTAAAATGGTTACTGAAATTAATGAAGCACAATATCAACACAAGCATAACGTGTGGAGTAATCGAAATAAACTTACTGAACGTACACCTGGTGTAAAAATTATTGATCCTAACAAAGGCTGGAGTAGTGGTCCAACAGCATTAATGCTTGCAAGTCAACACGGACATAGGGTAATCTATATAATGGGATTTGATTATGTAGGAATTGGAGAAAAAAAAGAACTTGTAAACAACATATATGCTGGTACAAAAAATTACAAAGGTGTAAACGATAGAGCAACTTATTATGGCAACTGGCAAAGACAAACTATGATGTGTATAAATCAGTTTCCAAAGACTAAATACTATCGAATATTAAAGTCAATGAATGATTACATTCCTGATCATCTCAAAGATTTAACCAATTTATCGCATATCACAGTGGATGATTTTGCGAAAAATTTCCAATAATCAGTAAAATGGGCTGTTTTGACCCCATTTTACACGTATATTTTCTAAAAAGTGTAAATATAATAGACAGCCTTGACAATAAAGGAGAATGACATGACTGATCGCAACAAGTTTGAAGAAATGCTTGAGC